GCAGGAAAACCCTGTGCCAAACAACCAGGACAAACAACAAAACCCAAGTGCGGTTCTTCAAAGATGAAGAGAAATTTAGATAAGGGTGAGGAAGAGGCAGCATTCCGCCGTAAGCAGAAAGAAGATCCAAATCCCAATCGTAAAGGTAAGGCAATTAACGTGAGAACAGAAGCAACTATCAACGAAAGAGGTGATTACTGGCATCCCGATCCTGACAAAGATCGTAAGTTAGGTGGTCCTGGTGCTAACCAGCGTGCTCGTGAAGATCGTGCTGCAGCATCTAAACCCAAGGAAGATCCTAAGAAACTGCGTAAGGGTGAGTCCTACATGGACTATGCCAAGCGTCAAGGTAAAAAATCTGCACCCGTATCTAAACCCAAAGAGCGTAAGCGTGACAAGATTGGTAAAGCATTAGGTCGTGCTATTGATAGGATTGGTGGTATCAAGAAAGAAGAGGTTGAAGTTCAAGAGGGTATGGGCGATGTCGCTATCAAGGCAATTCGTGCTACACAAGGTAAAGAACCTAAATATTTAAGCAAGCGTTCTGAAATGATTCGCCGTATCAAAATGAAACAACTCAATACGTATCTGAAAAAAAGAGACGATAAGAAAAAAGAGCGTGTTACCAATGTGGGTGTGGGTGAAGAAGTTCAAATGGAAGGTAAGAAAGACGCTTGTTATCATAAGGTAAAATCTCGTTATTCTGTTTGGCCAAGTGCGTATGCCAGCGGAGCACTAGTCAAATGCCGAAAAGTAGGTGCAAAGAATTGGGGAAATAAATCCAAAAAAGAAGAATTTGAAGGTAACTTAGGTTTCCAAGACTTCCAAGAGAAAGCAAAAGCTTGTTGGGATACTCACAAAAAAGTGGGTATGAAAATGAAGGGTGGCAAGTTGGTAAATGATTGCCGTCCTAAGAATGAAGAAACAACCAACGAAGCAAAGAAGTGTTGGCCTGGTTACGAGAAGAAAGGAACTCAAAAACTATTCGGCAAAACGTACAACCGCTGCGTCAAAAAGGAAGACGTAGACAATGTTAAAGAAGCAGCAGCTGCTTGGACAAGAAAAGCAGGTAAGAACAAGTCAGGTGGACTCAACGAAAAAGGACGAAAGTCTTACGAAAGAGAAAATCCTGGCAGCGACCTTAAAGCACCTTCAAAGAAGGTTGGAAATCCCAGACGGGCATCCTTCTGCGCTAGAATGAAAGGAATGAAAGCAAAATTAACTTCTAAGAAGACTGCATCAGATCCTGATTCTAGAATCAACAAATCTTTACGAGCGTGGAACTGTTGACAAACTGTGTCAACATGCTACAATAAATAGGTAAAACTATACCACGAGGATACTGCAGAAATGACTGATCCAAAAGAAGTATCGTCTTTTTCCATGGAACGGAAAGAGTGCGAGAAGTGTGGTGCCGTTTGGTTAAACGGTCAACATATGTGGACAGGAACTGGTCAGAAAGGTAACGAATTAGATCTGGCTGGACTTGTTTGCAACAATATTTCAAAAGAAGATCCCGATTACAACAAATGTATTAATGCTAGTCGTGGTCAAACAGGTGGTGACACTTGGGAGTACCGAAGAGGGTACGTCGATGGACAACTTGATGCACTGATGACTAATGCCAAAAATAATTCGTAATGTAGTTCCCTTATCTGTATTAGAATACATTCATAAAACATCTGCAGAAAGAGAATCATGGCATTGGAGGTTTCCTATGGGAGCATCTTTCAATGACAAACATGCAAAACTTGATATTGTAGAAGATGGTAAGATCAAAGATGCTTTTCTAGCAGGTCTTACATCTTCTGTTTTATTGCATGTATGGGAAGCAACTAATCGACAATTGTTCATACCCGAAGTTTTCTATACAGGTGTATCAATTAAAGATAGGCATAGAAAAGATAATATCCATGTTGATGATCCTGATCGTACAGATACTATCAAGATCATGGGTATTTTGAATAATGATTGGAATCCAGAAACAGATGGTGGAGCATTTCATCATGGAGGAATTGATCATAAATTATGGCCAGGTGATTTCTGTATCTTTGATCCTAGAGTCCCTCATGCAGCACAAGATATTTCTAGTCATAACAAGAGATTTGCCCTAGATTTTTCTGTCAAGAAAACCTGACAAACAAAACATAACATAATACAAATACCTACTAGATAGTGTAGTTACATAAGGTTTTATGAAGTTTATTTTTTCCTTATTCGCTGCACTATTTTTTGCCATGCCTGCTTATGCAGTAGATGTTCAAATGGGTTCTAATGGAAACCTAGTTTTTGAACCATCGGAGGTTACTATTTCTGCTGGTGAATCAGTTCACTTCGTAAACAACATGCTTCCACCTCACAACGTTATTGTTGAGGGTCGTCCTGACTTAGGTCATGAATCCCTTGCAATGTTACCAGGTGAAGAGTTTGATGTTGTTTTTTCTGAAGCAGGCGACTATACTTATTGGTGTGCTCCTCACAAAGGAGCTGGTATGATCGGAACGGTACATGTAGAATGAAGACATTCAACACTGTTGTTTTAAACATCACTGTTGCCATAATCGACTTTCTATACGAAGGTCGAGACTTTCAACGTTTTTGGGTGCTTGAAGAGATTGCTCGGGCACCCTATTTTGCGTTTCTCAGTGTGTTACATTTTAGAGAGTCCATGGGTTTAAGAGGAGAAACACACCTACATCTTATGGAGGAACATTTTTCACAGACTCTAAATGAAACAGAGCATCTTGAATACATGGAGAAGCGGGGCGGTGCTGATTATTTTATTGATCGCGCTTTTGCCAGATCTCTCGTCCTTATCTACTATTGGATTATGGTGGTTTATTACGGGTTATTTCCTGTTTCTGCTTATGATCTAAATGAAAAAGTAGAGTGGCACGCCGCGCATACATATGAAAAATACCTGACAAAACATCCAGATGATTCTGATATCGCTAAGATAAAAGATGATGAGATTAAACATGCTCAGGAACTATCACAAGCAATGGAGCTTATTAAATGAGTACTGAATTTATGCCTGACTTTTCAAAACAAGACTATAAACTTATTATAGATGCATTGAAGAAAAGACAGACATCCTACATTGCTGGTGACAGAATGTATAAAGAGTACGGCAAACTCATTAATGAAATGGATCGCCGTCAAGAATCTGCTGTACCTTGGAGGGTATGATGAAAGTTGGAATGATTGGTCTTGGTCGTATGGGCGAGGGTATGGCTCGCCGTATGATGAAAGCAGACATTGAAGTATGGGGTTACAGGAGGAATTATGCTAAAGCTCAAGAATCGTATGAAAAGGGTTATGTCAGTGGAGTTACCACTGATTTGGAAAGCCTTGTTCAAGTAGTTCACAACCAAGATGGTTTGGTTGGTAAAGCAGCAGGTATTTTTCAACTTGTTATTCCTGCAGAATTAGTAGAGGAAACACTGAATGAGTTACTACCATTACTTAGCGACGGGGATATTGTTATTGATCATGGCAATAGCAACTTTAAAGATTCTCGCAGGAGAGCAGAAAGGCTTTCTAAACTTGGCATCCAATATATTGATTGTGGTACTAGTGGTGGAGTTTACGGTCTGGAGCGTGGATACTGTCTCATGGTTGGTGGTGCAACTGGCGCAGTATCTGTCTGTGCCCCCATTTTCAGAGCACTCGCACCTGGCTTATCCGCTGCGCCCCGCACAGATCCATACAGCAGCTCAACATCTGCTGAGTATGGGTGGTTACATTGTGGAGGACCTGGCGCAGGTCATTTCGTAAAAATGGTTCATAACGGAGTAGAATATGGCATCATGCAAGCATACGCCGAGGGCTTTAATATCTTGCATCATGGTAATCTTGGTTCCAATTACACCAAGGAGGGTGATGCTGAGGTGGCTCCGATGGAAAATCCGAAAGATTATGAATACGATATTGACTGTGCTGAAGTAGCAGAACTTTGGCGTCGTGGTAGTGTTGTTGGTAGTTGGTTACTTGACCTTACTGCTGACGTATTCCGACATGATCATGATCTTAGCAAGTTCGATGGGGGAGTATCAGACTCTGGTGAGGGTCGTTGGACTCTACACGCTGCTGTAGATCTTGGTGTTCCTACACCTGTTATCTCTGCTGCACTATTTGAGCGATTCAACTCAAGACACTTGGGTGAATTTGGAAACCGTATCCTAAACGGAATGCGTTATATGTTTGGAGGACACAACGTACGATGAAAACAACTGAGAGTAATAAACAACTATTACAAAGATTTGAAAAAAGAATCATGCAATTGCATGAAGAACAAAGTAAACTCGATCAAGCATACGAGAGGTGGTTAGAATTAGATAAACAATTAACTAGACTGGAAGGATCTAAACAGGCAATTGAATACCTAGAGTATGGTAGACTTCCTAGTGATGGTAATCATACGGGTATGGAGAACCATGAACCTCGGTGACTTCTTACTATGGATTGCAGCGCCCTTTATTTGTGCCACCCTCACATTTGGACGACTTAAAGGTGAAAATGACTATTACGACTCGGAGGACTATGACGGAAACGGAACCGCTCACTAGAGGTATCGTTATCTTTGGTGCTACTGGTGATCTTTGTAGACGGAAATTAATTCCGTCATTGTATAAACTTTGGGACAAAGGTCTTTTACCAGACAATTATTTAATTACTGGCGCTGCTCGTAGGGAGAGAACTCCTGAACAATGGCGTCAAGAAATTGGTGGAGAAAACTATCCTGAAGAGTTTCTTCATCTATTAGATTATGTCTCTTGTGATTTGAGTGATATTGATTCACTTAGAAGACTACCTGTCTTAGAAGATGCAACATACTTTTTATCTGTGCCACCAAGCACATATGATGTTGCAGTGAAAAATTTAAAAGAATTTGGATTGATGGATGATCCAGATCGATCTAGAGTTATTATTGAAAAACCTTTTGGTACAGATTTAAAGTCAGCTGAGAATCTACAAAGGAGTATCTCCACACATATTAGAGAGAAACAAATCTATCGTATTGATCACTATCTTGGTAAAGATACTGTCAGTAATATTCTTGCAACTCGCTTTTCCAATACAATCCTTGAACCTCTCTGGAATAGAGATTATATTGAAGAAGTGCAGATATACGCAACCGAAACTATTGGATGCGAAGGTAGATCTCAGTATTATGATGGATCGGGTGTTGTTCGTGATATGTTACAGAACCATATGCTTCAGGTTCTTGCACTTACTACTATGGAAGCACCCTGCCGCTTGACTGCTACCGAAGTTCGTAGAGAGAAAACTAAAGTATTAGCAGCAACTAGATTAGGTGGTAAGTTTCTTGCAGGTCAATACATTGGATATAGGGATGAAGAAGGAGTAGATGCTAATAGTCAAACTCCTACTTTTGTTGCTGGTGATTTATATGTTGATAACTGGAGGTGGAAAGACGTACCTTTCTATTATATGATTGGTAAAAAACTACCATATCAATGTGTTGAAGTTGTTGTCAAACTGAAAGCACCTCCTATTGGTTTATTTGAGGGACACGAGTTTAATGATCGTATCGTGATTAGACTGCAACCAGATCCTCACCTTGATATTCGTATGGATATGAAGACACCAGGATTACAAAATAAGGTTGAAACAGCGACCTTGACACATAAATATCCTCATGGAGCAGTTGATGGATATGAAAAACTTCTCTATGATGCAATTCATCAAGATCAATCTAACTTTGTACATTCAGAGGAAGTATTAGAATCGTGGAGAATTGTAGACGATCTTCTTTGCACTGGTGAGAAATGCACTGTGAGAACTGCTCCTTATCTTTATCATGAAAATAATTGGGGACCTTCACACAAAACCGATTTTATCACGAAATGGGATTATCCAGCCTAGCACACAAAGCAGCACACTTTGCTGCTTCTACACTTAACAATCCATTTGGAATAGGAACATTAGGTATGTTATTAGTGTTTGTTCCTATTATTGGAATGCATTTGGTGCATAAGTATGGATGGGAACATTGGCAACCCTTCACACATGAACCTCATACTTAGACCTCTTGACGACGTAAACGATGTCACTTGGAGTATTGTTATCTCTTTGATAATACTCCTTGTGGGAGTTTTTTACGTTATCGTCTATATACTAGGCATAGATGAGAGGGAATCCCATGGGAGCAATGACACCCCCAAACAGGAAGAGTTGTTACAACTTCCGAGTGACGGAGATCAATCGTGTTCTTGACGGCGATACTATTGATGTCACCATTGATCTTGGGTTTGACTTATACAAGAAAGAAAGAGTTAGAGTTGCAGGCGTTGATACGCCAGAGAAAAGAACGAGAGATCTTGAGGAAAAGGCACTGGGAATAGATGCAACGAATTGGCTCAAAGCGAAGTTGGATGGTGCCATTGATGGGGATGACGATCTTGTTATCCGCACTGAGCTTGTTGGTGGTATGGGCAAGTATGGTCGTCTCCTCGGTTGGTTGTACATAGGAGATGCAGCAGTTTCGCTCAATGAAATGATGATTGAAGAAGGTTATGCTTGGGAGTATGACGGAGGAACCAAGCAGAAAAACTTTGAAGAACTCCGTGAAATCCGTAAATCAAAAGGGACTTTAGTAGAATGAGAAGAGAAATGTTAGACGCTCTCAAGGCACTTGCTATTGGGAATATCAAGAAAGCAAAGATGAATGTAGAAGTTTATCTTGCAAATCCTGTAGGTATTGGTGAGCATCCAGATGTGCTAGGTGCAATTCAAGAACAGATTGATTTGATTGCTAAAGAAGAGGAACGCATCGAAGTAATTGAGAAGTATTTTGAGGAACAATGAGTAACAACGATCAATATCTAGGCAACCCCAATCTAAAGAAAGCAAATACTGCAATTGATTTTACACCAGATGAGGTTGCTGAGGTATTACGTTGTTCAGAAGATCCTGTATATTTTATCAAAAACTATATCAAGATTGTTTCTCTTGATAAGGGTTTGATTCCCTTTGACATGTATCATTTCCAAGAGGAGATGGTATCTAAATTTCATGATCACAGATTTAATATTGCAAAACTACCACGACAGAGTGGTAAGTCCACTATTGTTACTTCATACTTACTTTGGTATGTACTATTCAATCCAAATGTTAACGTAGCAATCTTGGCAAACAAAGCAGCAACTGCAAGAGAGATGCTGCAAAGATTACAACTATCATATGAAAACCTCCCCAAGTGGCTCCAGCAAGGTATCCTCCAGTGGAACAGAGGTAGTCTGGAATTGGAGAATGGAAGTAAAATCATGGCTGCTTCTACTTCCGCTAGTGCTGTCAGGGGTATGTCTTTTAACGTCATATTTCTGGACGAATTCGCGTTCATTCCGAATCACATTGCTGACCAGTTCTTTAGTTCTGTTTATCCTACTATTTCTTCTGGTAAGTCCACAAAAGTCATTATCATTTCTACCCCTCACGGGATGAATATGTTCTACAAACTCTGGCATGATGCAGAGCGTGGAACGAATGAATATGTCCCTACTGAAGTTCACTGGTCAGAAGTGCCAGGTAGAGACGAGGTATGGAAAGAACAGACGATCAAAAACACATCAGAACAACAATTCCGAGTTGAGTTTGAATGTGAGTTCTTAGGATCTGTTGATACATTGATCTCTCCTAGTAAGTTGAGGATCATGCCATATCATGAACCTATGAATCAGAATCGCGGACTAGCGGTATTTGAGCAGGCAATTCCAGAACATAATTATATTCTAACTGTTGACGTATCGCGTGGAGTTGGAAATGATTATTCTGCATTTACCGTGATGGATACCACAACCATTCCATATAAGATGGTTGCTAGATATAAAAACAATGAGATAAAACCAATTGTTCTACCTAATATCATTGTTGATGTTGCGAAAGCATATAACAATGCATACATTTTATGCGAGGTAAATGATATTGGCGGACAGGTTGCAGATATTATTCAGTTTGATTTGGAGTATGAGAATCTGTTGATGGCGGCAATGCGCGGACGTGCAGGACAGCAGTTGGGTCAGGGATTCTCTGGTAAGAAGACTCAACTGGGTGTGAAGATGTCTACTGCAGTAAAGCAAGTTGGGTGTTCTAACCTCAAAGCATTGATTGAGGATGACAAACTCATTATAAATGATTACGACACTATTGCAGAACTAACAACTTTTATCGCAAAGGGGCAAACGTTCCAAGCGGAAGAGGGATGTAATGATGACTTGGCAATGTGCTTAGTTATTTTTGCTTGGATGGCAATGCAACCGTACTTCAAAGAGATGCATGACAATGATGTTCGTCAACGCATTTACGATGATCAAAGAGAATCTATTGAGCAAGACATGGCACCGTTTGGATTTGTATCTGACGGAATGGATGATGAGTATTTTGCAGACGCACAAGGTGATGTGTGGAAGGTCGCGGAATACGGAGATAAATCATATATGTGGGAGTTTAGGTAAGGTTTCAAAAATATAAATAATCCTAGACATCTGATGTTGGAATCACCCTAGGAGAATTTAAACATGGCAGCCAATCAATTATCGCCAGGTGTAGTTGTACAGGAAAGAGACCTGACAACTATTACCACATTATCGACCGCTAACGTTGGTGTGCTTGCTGCACCATTTGAGTCTGGTCCTGTTGAAGAAATCGTAGAAGTCTCCAGTGAGAGGGATCTTGTAGATCAATTTGGTAAACCTAATGACTATAACTATGAGTTTTGGTATACTGCTGCTCAGTTTCTCTCCTATGGCGGTCTTTTAAAAACAATTCGCGTAGACTCTTCAGCACTTAAGAACGCAGTTAGTAATGGCACTGCGGTTAAAGTAAAAAACTCTAGTGAGTATGAAACCACCTATGAAGGTGCTACAAATACATGGAAGTATGCTGCAAGAACTTCTGGAACCAAAGGTAATTCTATCGGTATTTTCGTAACAGACGCTGGCGCTGATCAGATCGCTGTTGTTCCTGCTCCTGGTTCTGGTAACGATCATGAATTCGTTGCTGATGAAGCACTCTCCGCAACTTCAGGCGCTGCTGGTAAAGTATTTAAGTATAGTATTGTCCTGACTGTTGATACAGTAGTCGGTGACTTTGCAGTCGGCACTACTACAACTGTTTCAATCTCTGGTTCTAACCAGACAGTTAACGTTCTTGCTTGGGATCCTGCTAATAAGAAACTTGAAATTGGTCTTCCTTCTGGTGGTATCACTGGTATCCTTGCTGATGGACAGACTGTAACTCAAGGATCTAACACTTGCGTTATCGCTACTAGCGGTATTGAGCGTAGAGTGTACATTGCTCTGAACAAGTCTAGCATTGAATTTGCTGCTGCTGATAGTATCGCTGATACTAACTCAACTGCTGTTGCAATCACTTCAGTTCGTTCTGAGTATGCTGAGCGTGAGTATCTGCCTGGTTCTAAGTGGGTCAACGTTGCTCCTCGTCCTGCTACTTCTTTGTTTGCAAACAATGCAGGTGGATTTAGAGACGAACTTCACATCCTTGTAATTGACGTTGATGGTGGTATCACTGGCACAACTGGTGCTGTTCTTGAGCGTTTCGTTGGTGTTTCTAAAGCATCTGACGCCAAGACATCTGTTGGAGAAACAAATTACTATAAGGAAGTAATTAAGCAAAAGTCTGAGTATATCTATTGGGGTCTGCACGAGACAGGCGTATTTAACGCAACTGCTTCTGCTTCCGCAGGAAACTGGGGTGCTGCTGCTAGTGCTCGTCAGTTCAATCTTCTTCGTTCTGCTGATGGATCTACTGATTATCCTGCAGGAAGAACAACTGTAGGTTCTAAGAACAACGCTACTTTCTACTATCGTCTTTCTGGTGGTGTAGATTACTCAATCTCTGGTGGTTTGTATTCTGTTACTAACACTTCTCTTGCTACTGCATATGAGTTAGCAGAAGATCCTGAATCTCAAACTGTAGACTTCATCCTTACTGGTCCTGCTGGTGCTGATGACGCTGCTGCAATCGCTAAAGTAACTTCTTTGGTTAACATCGCTGAAGAGCGTAGAGATTGTATGGTATTTGTTTCACCTCGTCGTGCAAACGTAATTGGTGTTACTAACACTACTACCGCTACAACAAATATTGTTAACTTCTTCAAGCAACTGCCTAGTTCTTCTTACATGGCATTTGACTCTGGTTATAAGTACATCTATGATAAGTATAACGATGTTTATCGTTATGTTCCTTGTAACGGTGACGTTGCAGGTCTTTGCTTACAAACCTCTGAAGTCTCTGAACCTTGGTTCTCACCTGCTGGTTTCCAGCGTGGTGTTCTGAGAAATGCAATTAAACTTGCATACACTCCAACCAAAACACAAAGAGATCGTCTGTATGCAAACAGAATCAATCCAATCGTATCGTTCCCTGGTCAAGGCGTCGTCCTCTTTGGCGACAAGACTGCCCTCGGTTTCGCTTCCGCATTCGACAGAATCAACGTCCGTCGTCTGTTCCTCTCTATCGAGCGTGTCATCAGTGGTGCTGCTAAGGCACAACTCTTTGAGCAAAACGATGAGGCACAACGTTCACTCTTCCTGAATATCATCGAACCTTTCCTTCGCGATGTTCAAGGTCGTCGTGGTGTGACTGACTTCTTCGTCAAGTGTGACTCTGACAACAACCCTCCTGAGGCAGTTGATCGTGGCGAGTTCTACGCAGAAGTATTTGTGAAACCCACAAGAACAATCAACTTCATTACTTTGACATTCGTTGCTACACGTTCTGGCGTTTCTTTCAGCGAAGTCGCATCCTGATAAACACACACATAATCAAGAGACCCTACGGGGTCTCTTTTTTTGTCTGAAAATACACTTTTGTCTAAATATTAAAGACGGAGACACCTAAAATAAAATGGCAAAAAGAGGAACGATTGACGACTTTAAGGCAAATGTAGCTGCCGATTTTGCTCGTCCTAACCTATTCCAAGTTGATCTAGCATTTCCCTCAGGAATTATTCAAAACAGCGACCTTGTAAATCTTGGTAAGTTCACTGTGCGTGCAGCGAATCTTCCCTCGTCACAGATCGGTGTCATTGAAGTTCCTTTTAGAGGTCGTACGCTGAAGATTGCTGGAGACAGAACGTTTGAACCTTGGACAATTACTGTTATGAACGACAGTGGTTTCGTCCTTAGATCCGCATTTGAATTGTGGGCATCTAGCATTCAAGCATATAACGAGAACTTTACTTCCGCTGCAGGTCTTGGTGATGCTGACGACGCAACTGGATACTTTGCTGACATGAGCGTTCATCAATTGGCAAGAGATGTCAAAGATGGTCAGAAACCTAAGGTCCTTAAGTCTTATAAATTCTATAACATCTTCCCCAGTGCAATTGCTGCAATTGATCTGGACTATGGTAACAACGATGCTATCGAAGAGTTTACTGTAGAGATGCAGGTTCAGTATTGGACTCCTCTGAATGCGTCCAACGACTAACCCGCTAAATAGTAACGGACCAGTAATTTTAGTATTATAATGTCGAATCAGCTCTTCGGTTTTTCACTTGAAAGAGCAAAGAAGGTCCCTAAGGGGCCTTCTTTTGTTCAAAAAGACAACATGGATGGTTCGCAACCTATTGTAGGTGGCGGATACTACGGATATTCTGTCGATTTCGATGGCACAGTCCGCAATGAATATGAACTGATTACCCGTTACAGGGAGATGGTTCTACAACCAGAGTGTGATAGTGCGGTTGACGATATTGTCAATGAGACTATTTGTGGAAACTTCGATGATGTGCCTGTCGAAGTTGAATTGTCCAACTTAAAGGCATCAGAAAAAATTAAAAAATTAATCAGAGAAGAGTTCTCGGAGATTCTCCGTTTGCTTGACTTTGACAATCGTGCTTATGAAATCTTCCGTCGCTGGTATGTTGATGGAAGATTATTTTATCATAAGGTGATTGATCCCAATAACCCTCGTGGTGGTCTTGCAGAACTTCGTTATATCGATCCTCGCAAGATTCGCAAGGTAACTGAGTACGAACAGAAACGTCCAGAGCAATTGCGTGGACTTGATCTCAATACTCAACTAACACAAAAAGCGGCAGAATATTTTCTGTACAATCCAAAGGGTTTAAAGAATTCTGGATCACAGCAAGGAATCAAAATTGCTTCTGATTCTGTCACTTATTGTCATTCTGGTATTCAGGATCTCAATAAGAATATGACTCTTAGTCACCTACATAAGGCAATCAAAGCAGTTAACCAATTGCGAATGATTGAAGATTCTCTGGTGATTTATCGTCTATCCAGAGCACCTGAACGTCGTATCTTCTATATCGACGTTGGTAATCTTCCTAAGAACAAAGCGGAACAATATCTCCGTGAAGTTATGGGTAGATATCGCAACAAACTTGTATATGATGCGAACACGGGTGAGATCAAAGATGACAAGAAGTTCATGTCCATGTTGGAGGACTTCTGGTTACCTCGCCGCGAGGGAGGGCGTGGCACTGAAATTTCTACCCTTCCTGGCGGGCAAAACCTCGGTGAATTGGAAGATGTAAAATACTTCCAGAAGAAGCTCTACAAAGCTTTGAACGTGCCCTCATCGAGACTCGAAACTGAGACCACATTCAATATCGGTCGTGCTGCAGAAATTACTAGGGACGAAGTAAAGTTCCAGAAATTTATTGCACGTCTCCGTAAGAGATTCTCAGAATTGTTCATGGATCTCCTCAAAACTCAACTCGTTCTCAAAGGCGTTATGTCTATTGAAGAATGGGAAGACATGAAGGAGCATATTCAGTTTGACTTTATTGCGGACAACTACTTCACTGAACTGAAGGAAATTGAAATCCGTAATGAGCGTATGAATCAAGTGAACGTCATGGATCCTTACGTTGGTAAGTACTTCTCCGTTGACTATATGCGTCGTCAGGTTCTTAAGCAAACTGAGCAAGAGATCAAAGAAATTGACAAACAAATCGACTCTGAACGCGAAGCAGGTATTATTGTTGATCCAATGGCAGAGATGGATCCCTCTATGGATCCTAGCAATGCCCCACCTGCAGATGACATGTCCGCTCAAGAAGCACCCGCAGTAGACGCGGGAGATGCTAAGAGGGGAGAATTCTAAATAATAAATAACAATGTGAGAGGAACATTATGCCTAGCGAAATTGCAAAACAAATTGTACAACAAATCTTTGGAGACGATAAAGCGAAAGCAATCGACTCCGTGAATGATGCACTAGCTGCGTCTGCATATGATGCAATTCAACAGCAAAAAATTAATTTTGCTAAGAGTATGGGGTTTGAATTAGATGATACCGCACAGGATGTTGCCGATGAAATTGCGGACACTGCTACTGACGGTACAGATATCGAACCAGAGAATGTGGATGTTGATGGTCGCAAACCTGAAGATCCTCCCACTGACGAAGTGGAGCAACCCACTGCTGAATTAGAAACCGAAGAACAACCTGAGGAACAAACAGATGAGACTGATAGCTGAAGAAATCAATAAGGTCGATTTTCTCTGTGAAGAGAATGAAGGCAAGAAAAATTACTTCATTGAAGGTGTCTTCCTGCAATCGGAAATCAAAAACCGTAACAACAGGATGTATCCTCAGAAAACTTTGGCACGCGAAGTTGCTAAATACGATGAGAACTACATTCAAAAAGGGCGTGCCCTTGGAGAATTAGGTCATCCTGATGGACCTTCCATCAATCTTGACCGCGTTTCTCATAAAATTCTTTCTCTAAAGGAAGATGGAAACAACTTCATCGGTAAGGCAAAACTTCTCGACACACCTATGGGTAAAGTCGCTAAGTCATTGCTTGACGAAGGAGTAAAACTAGGTGTCTCTTCTAGAGGCATGGGTTCTATTCGTAAAGAAGAGAACTGTAATGTTGTTATGGACGACTTTATGCTTGCAACTGCTGCTGATATCGTCGCTGATCCTTCCGCACCTGATGCTTTCGTTGATGGAATCATGGAAGGTAAGGAGTGGGTTTGGGATAATGGTATCCTAAAAGAGTCTGCAGTAGCAGAAATTAAACAAGAAATTGATCAAGCAACTCTTATTAATCTTCAAGAACGTAAGGTTTCCGCGTTTGAGACGTTTTTAAAGAGTTTGTGATTTATAAATAAATACAGACAACGCTAATGCATATCGGAGTTTTTACAAATGGCTGAGACCCTCTCGAAAGAGTTAGATAACATGGAGCAAGTGGACGAAGGCTCTAACCCTGTCACCAAGAACGCAAAACCTGGTGAAAAAATGGACGCTTCCAAATCTGGAAGTCCTAAGAAAGTCGTCGATGTAGAAGGACCTGTAGGTGCTTCCGCTGAAGGCGCAAAAGGTACTAAGAATGCTGGTGCTTCTGCTGCTGGTGCAGTAAAGCATGAAGGTTCTAAGTCCCTGAGCACGAAACCTAGTGCTGCATCCGCTAAGATGGAGGAGACTGAGGATGGCGAACAAGAAGAAATCGCTGAAACCAAGTACGACTTTACTCAGGATGTTGACGCTCTTGTCGCTGGTGAAGAATTATCAGAAGAATTCAGAGAGCGAGCTGCAACAATCTTTGAAGCAGCAGTAACAGCCAAGGTAAATACCGAAGTTGCAGCGTTGCAAGAAGCGTTTGAAACTACGCTGACTGAAGAAGTCGAAAAAGTTCAAACAGAATTGGCCGAGAAGGTAGACGACTATCTCACTTATGCCGCCGAGCAGTGGATGAAGGAAAACGCACTTCAGATCGAGCATGGCATTAAGACTGAGATGGCAGAGTCGTTCTTCAACGGTCTTAAAGGTCTCTTCTTAGAGCACAACTTTACAGTGCCTGAGGAGAAGTTCAACCTGCTAGATGGTATGGCAGGTGAGCTTGATGATATGGAAGCTAAACTCAACGAGCAAATCGACACCAACGTATCTTTGAACAAGAGAATTGGTGAGTTTGTAAAAATGGAAATTGTGAACGAATGTGCCGCAGGTCTCGCAGAGACTCAGAAAGAGAAGCTCGCTTCTCTGGCAGAGGGTGTTGAGTTTGAAACTGAAGAAGATTTTCGTAAGAAGATCGATACTATCAAGGAATCCTACTTCACTAGAAAGGCTGAAGTTGCTGCTGCAACCGAACCCACCGAAGAAGTTTCGGAACCCCTTGTAGAAGATACCACGAGCAGCACAATGTCGAAATACGTTGATGCTCTTGCCCGTTGGTCCAAATAATTAACTACTTAATCCTAGAGGAAATTTAAAAATGTCTTTAAATCAACTTCAGGAGAAGTGGGCACCCGTTCTGAATCACGACAGTCTCCCCGAGATCGAAGATTCCCATAAGCGCGGCGTCGTTGCACAACTCCTCGAAAACCAAGAAAAAGCACTTGTCGAAGAAGGTCAAATCCTTTCTGAGACTCTTCAAACCGCTGGTACAGGTGGTTTCGGTGGTTCCGCTACCGCAACTGGTCCTGTTGCTGGTTTTGACCCTGTTCTGATTTCTCTGATCAGACGCTCTATGCCTCAGCTTATCGCTTATGATATTGCTGGCGTACAACCGATGACTGGTCCTACTGGACTGATCTTCGCGATGAGAACACAATACGGTACTGAGAGAGATCCTTCCAGTTCCGATTACAGAGAAGCATTCTTCAACGAGCCTAACGCAGGTTTCTCTGGTGCTGATGGTAACCGTCTTGCTGACTACGATCCGACTGCATCCAGTTCTGCTGTTAACGACGCTGAAGGCGCTAACCCTGGTCTTCTTAATGATTCCCCTGCTGGAACATATGAGTTGACAGGTGATGCTCAAGGAATGAACACCACTGCTCTTGAAGCAATTACAGATGCTGCTGCAGCAACTGCTTTCAGAGAAATGGGCTTCTCGATCGAGAAGGTTACTGTTACTGCCAAGGCTCGCGCTTTGAAAGCAGAATACAGTATTGAACTTGCTCAAGACCTGAAGGCAATTCATGGTTTAGATGCTGAGCAGGAACTCGCTAACATCCTTAGCACTGAGATCCTTGCTGAGATCAACCGTGAAGTTGTTAGAACCATCTACACAAACGCTGTTGCTGGTGCTCAAAACAACACTGCTAACGCTGGTATCTTCGACCTCGACGTTGACTCCAACGGTCGCTGGTCTGTTGAGAAGTTCAAAGGTCTTCTGTTCCAGATCGAAAGAGACGCTAACGCAATCGGTCATCAGACTCGTCGCGGGAAGGGCAACATCCTGATCGCTTCTGCTGATGTTGTATCTGCCCTCGGCATGGCTGGCGTTCTTGACTACGCTCCTGCTCTCCAAGGTAACAACGGTCTTGTCCCTGATGACAACTCCTCTACTCTGGTTGGTACACTGAACGGTCGCATCAAGGTCTACGTTGATCCTTATTCTGCTAACGTTGCTGACAAGCACTACTACGTTGCTGGTTATAAGGGTACTTCTCCTTATGACGCTGGTCTGTTCTATTGCCCTTACGTTCCTCTTCAGCAGGTTCGTGCAATCAACCCTGACACCTTCCAGCCCAAGATTGGCTTCAAGACTCGCTACGGCATGGTCTCGAACCCCTTCGCTCAAGGTCTGACTCAAGGTTCTGGTGCTCTGACTGCTAATACTAACAAGTATTACAGAAGAGTTCAGGTTGCTAACCTTATGTGATCTAATCACAACTAATTTTAAGAGGGTGCTTGACACCCTCTTTTTTTATGCTATAATTTATTTGTAAGGAAGGGACGCCTGACTTACGGGAGTGACTGAATAAACTTACTGGCAACTGCTGGTTAAGGTGATGAGACAGGGGTGGTGCCCGCTACTGGGAACAGTAGAATCGAAAACCAATCGGGTCTCAGGCAACAACGTTTTTACTTCTGTAGTAATGCCCGTTGTTTGTTGGTATACAGGAACCCAACCTCCCACACACACCACACAAGATAAATAGACGTGTATCGTCGCCCTGAGGGAAGTCTGGTCAGAATCAGACACTCCCTCTTTTTTATTGTAATGTATCTTAGTATACTAAAAATAAGAGTTGTTTCTAGGAATAAAGTACCTATCGATTTTGTTAGGGTTTCCTGTTAAATAGTAGTAGAATTAAGAGAGGTGGAAAAATGAACCCTAACCATACTTTTGTTATGGCAAAAAGTTCAAAGGTGAGACCATGCACAACATTACAAGCCGCAATCAGTTAGACGAGTGGAGACACTTTGAAGACACCATCGATCACATCTCAGTCGAAGAACAAAAGTTGAGTGACTACTACGAGTGTATAATTGAGTGCGAAATCACACATGACAAGTCATGTAAGTCCATTTGCAAAGAGATACTTATGACCTAAATAGATATTCCGTGTGAAGGAAGTGGAGGAGAGCAGAAATGCTCTCCTTTTTAATGCTAAATAATTTTATAACTCTGACATCTATATCATGGATTATAAACCATATTCTCCAGAGTGGCATCGAAAAAGGTATCTAGAAGAAGCAATCTTTAAATACCTTGACGACTATGTTGCGAACGATATCATTATAAATGATATTAAAGATATTCTTCACAGTAGATCTGATGAGGCATATCAAGAGTATATCAAACTCAACGATTTAGAATCCAAACTCACTTCTTGATCACACATGCTATCAACGCAATACCGCCTTCGTCTGGAGGGCATATGTCAACGTATCGCCAACAATGAAGAAGTACCTCTCTCAGATATGATCTGGGCAGAGAAACTAGCGAAATCATACACCACTGCCCGTGAATGGTTAAAACAAGCAAGACGCCAATCTAAAGGGATTGAGGAGGGCAGTGTAGATGATTTTATGAATAGGATGGGTTTGGGAGATCCTGATCCATCCAACCATAAAACAAGATTTGAAGGTGCCGATGAAATTGTAGATTGGTTCCAAAGAGACAAACCTGACGACTGGAGACAGCGCGACTAATGGCAAACTGGTATCAAGACCAACTAACAAACAGAAACTTTCTTTCTCCTATTGGATATTTGTTCCTATTAGATAAAGCAAAGAAAGTATCGTTTTTATGTCAACGGGCAGAGATTCCCTCACTGGAATTAGGAGAAGTCAATATTCCTACAGCAGGTTTGGTTCCGTTACCTAGAGAAGGTAATATCAGATATGGTGATCTCAACGTTGAGTTTATCGTAGATGAAGATCTAAGGAACTACATGGAAATCCATAACTGGATGCGTGCCTTAGGAACTCCTCAATACTATGACGAGCGTTCGGATTGGCACACCAAGTTTAGAGACTCTCCCTCAGAAGATGTACGTTTTTCAGATGCTACTCTGCAAGTTCTGAATAACAATAACAACGCAAACTTTGATGTTGTATTCAAAGATTTATTTCCTGTATCATTATCAACTATTGGATTCGATGTATCAAGATCGGATAACGAATTCTTAGTTGCAACTGCATCATTTAAATATACTTTATACGAAATCAGAAACGTTAACACTAGAACTAGACGATAGGGGTTGACTTTTTCTGCATCTTGTGGTATTATAACTTTGCCAATGGCAGACCAAACATGAACGACAATATTGACACCTCATGGAGGCAAGAGTATTTGGGGATCAAAAGTGGTCTATCCAAATCTGAAATTGAACTGCTAGAGGAAGGACCTCATAGTCTTTCTCAATCTTGGCATCTTCAAGCAATGTACAATGATTGGAAAGTATTGAAAGGGTATAAGGATACCCCTCCTCCAGATTGTCAATCCTCCCTAAAGGAATTTTTTGCTAAGCACAAAGAACAAGGCATTTGATTATTAGCATTATGAATCTTGAAAAATTTCAGGATATGTGGAGAGTAGATAGCGTAATAGATGGTGATCTATACTGCGAAGAATCTACAAAAATTCCACAACTTCATATGAAATATATGGAGTATCACAACACCTTCTCTCTTATGAAGAAGGAAAGAGAACTAGAAATGAAACGTCTAGTTAAAGAAAAATGGTTATACTACAAGGGTAAAGCACCTACTGCAGTATACAAAGAAATGCCATTTGATTTCAAACTTACTACTAAGGAAGAAATCTCTATGTTCATTGAAGCGGATGAAGACATCTGCAAACTACAGTATAAAATAGACTACATAGAGCAAGTTCTACTGTACCTTGATAGTATTTTACGGATGATCAATAACCGTAATTTCCAAATCAAGAATGCAATTGAATGGGAGAAATTTAAGAATGGATTCTAATGAACTACGGTCTCTGCTACAAAGAAATCTCTTTTAATCATAGGGCAATGAGTATTGTCAATAGAGTAATTGATGATAATCATAAGTGGTCCAGAGGACATGTTCATAACGGTTTACAAGACAATAGAAGTTCAGAAATAGCATGGGTAGGAGACAGAGAACTCTTATCCATGCTTTTGCGTATAGTGGGAACAATTAATAAGCAAGCACGTTGGAACTTGAATATTACTGGTATGGAAGCAGTTCAATATGGTAAGTATGGTAAGGGTGATTTCTATGATTGGCATGTAGATCAACATACTCAACCAGTCCGAGGATTGATAAGAAAGGTTAGTATGACTCTGTTTTTAAATGATTGCTACGAGGGAGGGGAGTTTGATTTGGAGATATATAAACCAGAGACAGATCCAAGATACAAAACTTTTAAGTTGAAGTCTGGGTCTGCTATTTTTTTCCAAAGTGATCAATGGCATAGAGTCCGTCCGATTATTTCTGGAACCCGTGAATCTTTAGTAGCATGGTTTTATGGACCTCCTTATTCGTAAAAAGAATGAAGTTTATCTCAAGGTTGAAGCACAACCTCACATAAATTATGAGTTATCAGACTTCTTTACGTTTGAGGTTGAGTCTGCTAAGTTCATGCAGAAGACTAGAAGGTATAAGGGTTGGGACGGTAAAATCCGACTGTTTTCGCCAGCAACAGGAGAGATCTATTGTGGTCTTGTAGACTACTTATTGGATTGGGCGGAAGAGAAAGGATATCAATATCAGATGGAAGATTGTGAATACTTCGGGCATCCACTGTCAGAAAACCCTATGATCACTCCCAAGTCGGTTGTAGGGTTTGTAAAATCACTGCATCTACCCCCGAGTCTGAAGGTACGGGATTATCAATATAAGGCAATTTACGAAGCGTTAAAATACAACAGACGATTGTTGCTGTCCCCCACAGCATCAGGAAAGTCTTTGATGATCTATGCATTGGTGCGATACCATACTAATGTTGGTAGAAATGTTTTAATTGTAGTTCCTACTACTTCTCTGGTCGAGCAGATGTACAAAGACTTTGAGGAATATGGATGGATGGCGACCAAAGATTGCCACAAAATATATGCGGGGCAAGAAAAATACACGGATCATAGCGTAGTAATCACCACTTGGCAGTCGATCTATAAAGAACCTAGAAAGTGGTTTGATAGGTTTGACGTTGTGATCGGTGATGAGGCGCACCAATTCAAAGCTAAGTCTTTGACTACGTTGATGTCTAAGTTGCATGAATGTAAGTATCGTATTGGATTTACTGGAACTTTAGACGGAACGAATGTCAACCAGTTGGTGTTAGAAGGTTTGTTTGGTAGATGCTCTCAAGTAACCAGAACAAATCAATTAATGAAAGCAGGTCATGTTGCCAAACTAAAAGTCAAGATAGTTCTTTTAAAACATGACGAACAATTATTTGAAGGGTATCAAGATGAAATTGAATACCTAATTGAACATGAAGGACGGAATAAATTTATTCGTAATCTTGCATGTGATGTCAAGGGAAATACACTTGTCCTTTTCAACTATGTAGAGCGACATGGAGAACCTCTTTACAACTTGATAAATAGTCATACAGACAGACCCGTGTTTTTCGTTCACGGGGGTGTGGATGTTGATGATCGCGAAGAGATTCGCAGGTTAACGGAGGTGTCGGACAACGCAATCATAGTTGCGTCTTATGGTACATTCTCTACAGGCATCAACATAAAAAGATTACATAACGTTATTTTTGCTTCTCCTTCAAAGTCCAGAGTTCGCAACCTACAATCTATCGGTCGTGTTCTAAGGAAAGGTGAAAATAAATCACAAGCAACATTGTATGACATTGCGGATGACATTTCCACAGACAGAGGAAACAATTACACGTTGAATCATCTAATGGAAAGAGTCAAAATATATAACGAAGAAAAATTTCAGTATGAGCTCATAGATGTAAAACTAAAAGCTTATGATTAATTACGCAAAACACGACGAAGAATTTCACGGTATATTCAAACTGGTTAGTGGTGAGGAGATCCTTGCCAAAGCAGTTTTGACTGAAGATAAAGGTGAGTCTTTAATTTTTATTTCTGATCCTGTTAGCGTACAAGCGATCACAAAAGAGATTGGAAATGAAAAGGTAGTAAGGGGTATGGGATTTACAAAGTGGATCCCTATGTCTGAAGAAGACTTTTATATTCTTAGAGAAAAGGATATCGTGACTATTGCTACAATGAGTAAACCAATAGTCTTGATGTACGAGGCATACATCATTGGTGAAGATGCCGCAGGTGCGAAATTGAAAGAACGAAAAGTTTCGCCTAGCACCAATGAGGGTTATCTGGGTAATACCGACGACGTTCGTGCCCTCTTAGAAAAAATATATAAGATGAATAAGTAAAGCTATTATTCTTCTGAACCCTTACAGTGTTATTTTACTCAAACTTGACAGTGTTGTCAAGTGTGTTATAATGTACACAAAGCAAAATTCATATGAAAGTGACTCCAAAAAAGCGACAGCACTATGTAGATAACCAAGAATTTCTTGCTGCTATCATCAAATACAAAGAGAAAGTTGATTATGCGAAAGAACATGATCTGCCGAAACCTCGTGTCAATAATTACATTGGTGGTTGCTTTTTGAAGATCGCTACACATTTATCATACAGACCAAACTTCATCAACTACATGTATAAAGATGATATGGTTTGTGATGGTATTGAGAATTGTATTCAATATATTGATAACTTCGATCCTGCCAAGAGTAGAAATCCCTTTGCATATTTTACTCAGATTGTATACTACGCATTCTTGAGAAGGATCGCAAAAGAAAAGAGACAGATGGATATCAAAGATAAAATTTTAGAGAAGTCAGGCTACGATCATGTGTTTAGTGTTGACGGAGACGCCAGTTCAGAGTATAATCAAATTAAGTCCCGTGTCGAAATGAATTCTAAACGATGAAGATCCTGCTGATTACTGATCAACACTTCGGAGTTCGCAACGACAATCAACATTTCATCAATCATTATAAAAAGTTTTACAATAATATTGTAATTCCTTTCATCAAAGCGTCTGGTATTAAACAGATTATTTGTTTGGGTGATACTTTTGATCGTCGTAGAGCAATTAACTTTATGTCTCTTAATGAGGCAAAGGAAATGTGGTTTGATCCATTGAGAGATATGGGCATTCCAATGACTATGCTTGTAGGTAACCATGACATCTACTACAAAAACACTCTACGAGTTAATGCCCCAAATGAACTCCTTCGGGGGTACGACAACATCGATATCATTGATGACTGCGCTACCGTTGATTTTGACGGTCTTTCTGTTCTTCTTTTGTCTTGGATATGTGATGACAACCGAGAGCGATTCCTCAAGGTTATTCAGGAAACTGATGCTGATGTTTGTATGGGTCACCTTGAGCTTAACGGTTTTGAAGCACATCCTGGTCATGTAATGGAAGGTGGGATGGATCCGAACATATTCAAAAAATTCAAACGAGTATTTTCGGGACACTATCACCAGAAATCTACTAAAGGAAATATTAGATATCTGGGTAACCCTTATCAACTTTATTGGAATGACTATGCCTCGAAGAGGGGATTTCACGTCTTTGATACAGATACTCTTAAGACTACTTTTTATCGGAATCCCTTTGATGTTTTCTATAAACTTTATTATAATGCTGGAGTTACTATCCCAGACGAATCCGAAGTCAGAGGATCCTTCGTCAAACTAATCGTAGAGGATAAAGGTGATTATTCTAAGTTTGATTACACTGTAAAAGTCTTGCAAGACATGGGTTGTGCAGACTTAAAAATTGTAGAAGATCTTAGTGTAGCACTAGAAAACGGTACTGAAGTAGTGGAGACCGAAGATACAATGACATTGCTTGACAAATATATAGATGATATAGAGATGAAAGTCAACAAATCTAATATCAAATCTGTCATGCGGTCGTTGTATACAGAGGCATCTGCACTATAATGTTTATTCTTACCGATAAAAAAACTGGTGGTGTCTATGCCACCAAAAACAAAACTGGTAAAGTCGTACAAGTTTTTGAAGACGAAGACGATGCTACTAGATATATGATTCTTCTGGAAGCAGAAGAGTATTCAGAAGAATTAGAAATTATGGAAGTGGATACAGAACTTGTCGCTATGAATTGTGACAGTTATGGGTATTCTTATGCTATAGTAGAACCAACTGACTTGCTTATCCCTAGACTTGATACATGATTGTTTTTGAAAATATCAAGTGGAAGAACTTTCTCTCCACTGGTGACCAATGGACAGAGATTAATCTCAGTGAGAGTCCATCGACTCTTATTGTTGGTGCTAATGGTGCAGGCAAGTCTACACTCCTAGATGCTTTGTGCTTTGCTCTCTTTAACAAACCATTTAGAAAAATTAGTAGAGGGCAACTAGTAAACAGTATTAATGAAAAAGGACTCAAGGTTGAAGTATGCTTTAGTATTGGGCGGGATGAGTATCGTGTCTTTCGCGGAGCGAAGCCTAATATCTTTGAGGTATACAAAAACAATAAAATGGTTGACCAAGATGCTGCTGCCAGAGACACGCAGAAGTATCTCGAACAATCAGTTCTCAAACTCAATTACAAATCATTCACACAAGTTGTCATCTTGGGTTCATCCACATTTGTCCCCTTCATGCAACTTACCGCACCTCACCGACGAGAAGTTATTGAAGATCTACTTGACATCAACATCTTCTCGCACATGAATACAATCCTGAAGGATCGTGTTCGCAATGCTATGACTCAAAGTCGTGATTGTGATCATCTCCTTCATATTGCAGAGGAGCGTGTAAATAATCAAGAAAGAATTATCAATACTCTTACTGAAGTAAATCAAAATCGTCAAGAAGAAAAGAAAAATACTCTGACGAATAATAAGAAAAAAATTGAAACAGAACAGAAAGCACACGAGAAACTAAAAGAAGAAGTTGATAGTCTTAACGTACAGTTTGATGGTGTAGAGGAACATAAAGAAGTATTGGATAGTCTTCGACAAAAACAATCTGATTGTAATTCGGAACTTAAATCTACTGCGAAAGAATTGAAATTCTTTAAGACGCATGATGAGTGTCCTACTTGCTCTCAGCAAATTGAGAAAGCATTTCAAAATGCAATGATCGGTAATCTTGAAACTAGGGGTAAGAATCTCACTAAAGAATTTAAAGGACTCACTAATCAGATTGCTGATGCAGTTGGTATTATTGAGAAGATGGAAGATATTTCAAGGAAGGCAGTTGAAACTCGTAGTAGAATCTCTGCATCTGAAAGAGAGATTGTACGTCTTGAGATGGAAAATTTGCAGATCAATAAAGAGTTGATTGAGTTGCAAACAAATACTCCTAACATTACAAGTGAAAAAGAATCGCTAGTCAAATTTCAAAAAGAACTGGAGGTAACTCAAAAAGATTGTGGCAAGATTAGTCAATCTCTTGATGAGTTTAAAGTTGTTAGTAGTCTTCTGAAAGACTCTGGTATCAAAAGTCAAATTATCAAAAAATATGTCCCTATCTTTAATAATCTAATCAATAAATATCTGCACAGTATGGACTTCTTTGTCAACTTCACACTTGATGAAGAATTCAAAGAAGTTATCAAGAGCAGATTCCGAGATGAATTTTCATACTCATCTTTCTCTGAAGGTGAAAAGCAAAAGATTGACCTTGCTCTACTGTTCACATGGCGTGAAGTTGCTCGTATGAAGAATAGTGTTGCAACTAATCTTCTAATCCTTGATGAAGTTTTTGATAGTTCTTTGGATACTGAAGGTACAAATGAACTCTTGAAGATTCTTCGTTCACTGGGTAATACAACCAACGTATTTGTGATATCTCATAAAGGTGAAATTCTCGTAGATAAGTTTCTGCGAACGGTAAAATTTGAAAAGATAAATGATTTCTCGAAAATGTCAGACGATTCGTAATGCATGGAGAGTCTGGGCAAAAGCATTAGGTGCGAAGGATGGACGAACAAACAGAGAAGCTGATACTATTGCTGGCATACGCACCCTTATTTTTATCGCTTACATGGTTACCAATGTGGCTATCGTTGCCAATGCGGTGAGGCACTGGGACAGTAATAAAAGTGTCCACCCCATTGACCACTGTCGATCTGATGTGCTATGATGTATACATCTAAAGAAAACCATGATCAATCAGGAAGTTAAAGGCACTCTTGCCAAACTACTCGCAACCGAAAACCTTACGGTTGAGCATCGTCAAGTTACTACTGCATACTTCGACGTAGAGAAGCGGATCCTTTGCCTGCCGATCTGGAAGACTGCTTCTAACACTGTGTATGACCTTCTAGTGGGTCATGAAGTGGGTCATGCTCTCTATACCCCTCAGAGTGGATGGGGCGATGCTCCTAAGGCATTTGTCAACGTCCTAGAGGATGCTCGTATCGAGAAGATGATGAAGCGTACCTATCCTGGTCTTCGTAAATCTTTCTTTGATGGATACAAGGAACTTTGGGATGCAGATTTCTTCGGAGTGAAGCATGATGATATGACTAAACTTTCCCTGATTGATCGTATCAATCTCTATTACAAAGGTAATGTCAATATTCCCTTCAATGAAGGTGAAGAAGTATGGGTAGATCGTGCAGGTAAGACTGAAACATTTGAAGAAGTAAGAACCCTTGCAGAAGAACTATACAAGTGGGCACAGGATCAGCAAGAAGAAAATGATCAAGAGTCTGATCTTGATGTTCCTTCTCCTAAGGTAGAACAAGGTGGAGAATCTAATGCAGATAAAGAAGTTGAGGTTACTACATCTGATAAAGAAGGTGATGATGAACAGAGTGGTGACGGATCTGACCAACGTGAGAAAGAAGTCACCCCTGCAAATGACGATGCTCAACTAGATGTCCCTAGTTTTGGTGGTCAAGGTCTTGATGAATGGGAGGAAGATGATTCTCCTGTAGATGAAACTGAAAGTGTCACTGACAGCGCATTGCGTGAGGCACTGGAAGATATGGTAGATGACAATGCTAAAGAGTGGGTGTACATCAATCTTCCTAAGATCAAAATTGAAGAATTGATGATTCCTTACACTGAAGTTCAAAACGATCTTCAAGAATTCTTCGATACAGAAGAAGAGGATGTTGATAGGGAAAAATACAAGAGAGATAATATTGATTACTGTGATCGTCATTACGAATCTTTCAAGAAAGATGCACAGAAGTCTGTCAACTATCTTGTCAAGCAGTTTGAAATGAAGAAATCTGCAGACGAATATCGTCGTGCAGCAGTATCTAAGACTGGTGTGATCAACACTAATCAACTTTTCAAATACAAACTAACTGACGATATCTTCAAAAAAGTTACAACTGTTCCTGAAGGTAAGAACCATGGATTGATCATGCACCTTGACTGGTCTGGATCTATGCAGCATCAGTTGCTTGATACTCTTAAGCAAACTATGAATCTTGTTTGGTTCTGCCGTAAAGCAGGTATTCCATTCCGTGTGTATGCATTCCAGAGTGCATTCAATTATCAATATGATGACAATGGTAACAAGATGCGTAATCCAGGCATTGAACCTACCATGAATGATGTTGGTATCTGCAATGATTTCAAACTAATCGAATTGTTTTCTTCTAAGCAGAATGCCAAATCACTTGAGAAGTCATTCAAACTTGTCTATCGTCAAGTGTTTGCTATGGGCGGATATCGGATGTATGCTCTTACTAAGTATACTCTTGGCGGAACTCCTCTTGCTGAAGCAGTCATGTGTACACGTCAATTGGTGAAGTCTCTTAAGAGAACTGAGAACGTTACCAAGGTCAATGTTATTTGTTTGACTGATGGTGAATCTAATCCTATGAGTCACTGGACTGAAGCAAGGTATGAGTATTGTGAAGATGAACTTCGTCTTGCTATGATCTGCCACAATCGTAATAAGGTGTACATTCTTCGCGATCCTGAAACAGGTTATCAGCGTAAAATTAGCAGCAGTCCATATGAAACCACCACCGAGATTGTAAGTTTTCATAGAGAAATTACTGACTACAATTGGATTGGTGTTCGTATCTGTAGCAAGGGTGAATTGACTCGTCTGGTTCGTATGATGTGTAGTGATGCAGATCTTGTTGCAGTAGACAAACAGTGGAAGAAAGAAAGATTTGCTTCTATCAAAAACAGTGTTGGATTTTCTGAGTCTTTCTATATGCCAGATAAAGGTATTGGTCAATCTACTCAAGATCTTGAAGTCAAGCAAAAAGGTCAAGTTGCTACCAGAGCAGAACTACAACGTGCATTCAAAAAGCACATGGGTTCTAAGACTACAAACAAAACTCTCCTCAATGCATTCATTGAGCAAATCGCATGAAGTGTAAAGTAACTCTATTCATCGCTGGCACCGTTTTTGATGAGATCGTGGTCGCGAGAGACTATGAACATGCTAAGAAGATTGCGCTTGCCCGCAATCCCGAAGCAACAGTTATGGGTGTGACAGCAGTGTTCGGATAAATAACTGTCCACTGTCTTGTCACACAGCAGATCCATCTGCTATAATATCTGTATAGACAACAAAAAAACCAATGCCTTTTGAACCCAATCCTGTGACAACCGAACAACTCGTTCAATACCTTAATGATAATGTAGGTTCTGAGGTTGGATGTAAGAACATCCGTGAAGCAGCAGATACTCTGAAAGTATCTTACGCTACTGCTTGCAAACGCCTGAAGTCTTATAAATCAGGTGTAGGAAAGTGGAATCTGAGTGTTCAAGAGATTGAACGTGCTTATGATGCACCTTCCTCAAAGAAAAAAACCAATTATGTTCCCGAAAAAGATGGTTCCTACGTCCCTTTTGGTAACTTCAGCAATGTTCGCAAAGTTATCACGTCTCGTAAATTCTACCCTCTCTTCATTACAGGTCTTTCTGGAAACGGCAAGACTCTATCTGTTGAGCAAGCTTGTGCGGCGACTAATCGAGAACTGATTCGTGTCAACATCACAATCGAAACTGACGAAGACGATCTTATTGGTGGGTTTCGTCTTGTTAATGGCGACACTGTTTGGCACAACGGACCTGTGGTTGAGGCTTTGGAAAGGGGAGCTGTACTTCTTCTAGATGAGATTGATCTCGCATCTAACAAGATCCTCTGCCTGCAATCTGTTCTTGAAGGGAAAGGTGTATTCCTCAAGAAAATTGGTCGCTATGTAAAACCTGCTCTAGGGTTCACAGTGGTCGCTACCGCTAACACCAAAGGTAAGGGTTCTGACGATGGTCGTTTCGTTGGCACCAATATTCTCAATGAAGCATTCCTTGAGCGTTTCCCCATTACCTTTGAGCAAGAATATCCAACTGCTACTATCGAAACTAAGATCCTTCGCAACGTTGGTTGTGATGAAGAGTTTGCAGATAACCTTGTCAAGTGGGCAGGTGTAATCCGTAAGACTTTCTTCGATGGTGGAGTTGATGAAGTTATTACTACTCGTCGTCTAGTTCATATCGTACATGCACATCAAATCTTTGGTGATCGCTTGCAGGCAATCACTAATTGTGTAGCACGTTTCGATGATGATACTAAGCAATCTTTCCTCGACCTCTACACTAAGGTTGACGCAGGAGAAGATTCGGAGTATACTAATAACGACGAGACTCTCTAATTATGAAATACAATGAAGAGGAGCTCCTCTCGGAGCTCCGAGACTATATCATTGGCACATACAGTCAGCACTATGCGACTGATAAAATTCAGACGCTAGATCTGATTGATGCCTGTGGCGATGCTGAAGCATTCTGTCGGAGTAATATTCTGAAGTATGCATCTCGCTACGATAAGAAAGGCACTGCCCGTCGTGACATTATTAAGATCCTTCACTACGGTCTGCTTCTTCTTCACTTTTCTGACCAATCTACAAACCGTGAGGAGTATCCTAATCGATGACCGTTATTTCCCGTCCAACAATTGAAGTCCTTAAGAATTTCTGTTCTATTAACAAATCTATTGTCATCAAACCTGGCAATAAAATTTCAACTCTTAGTATTAACAAGAACATTCTTGCTATCGCTGAAGTCGAAGAACAGTTTGATTCGCAGATTTCTATTTACGATCTGGGTGTATTCCTTGGCGGTCTGTCTCTCTTCGATTCGCCAAAGATCGATACTACCCAGTCCAATTACGTCACTGTAAGTGACCTAACTGGTAAGTCAAAGACTCGTTATTTTTACGCTGATCCCGATATCATTACTCAGGCACCTGAGCGTGAAATCAATCTGCCATCTGAAGATGTTCAGTTCAAACTTGAATCTAATATCTTGGTGCAGTTGCAACGTGCAGCACTTGTATATCAACTTCCAGATCTATGTTTGTATGGTGATGGTGAAACTATGCAACTCTGTGTTACTGATAAAAAGAACGAAACGTCAAATAGTTATTCGGTAGAAGTTGGAACTACTACAGAGGAGTTCTGTTTCTGTTTCAAGGTTGAAAACCTTAAACTTCTTACTGGTGATTATGATGTTGTATTGAGCAAAACTAATGTTGCTCTATTCAAAGGTGATGGAATCAAATATTATATTGCTCTAGAACCTAACACCTAAAATGAAACACATCTTGTTTACACTGAAGGGATGTCCCTTCTCTTTGTGTGATGACGAGTCCCATATTCGCAACATGCTAGTCAATGCTGCTACAATGGGTAGGTGTACATTATTAGATGTGTCATCTCATAAGTTTGATCCTTATGGGGTAACTGCTATTGCACTTCTTGCCGAATCACACATTAGTATTCATACTTGGCCAGAAAAGTGTATGGCAGTCTGTGATGTTTTCACATGTGGTGAAAACAATCTTCCTGATTCTGCAGCACACTACATGTTTGAACGCATGGAAGCAACAGATTGGGAAGGAACTGAAATTAGTAGGAAACTAGATGATGAATGATTTTTTGTGGGTTGAAAAGTATCGTCCTCAAACTGTGGATGAATGCATTCTACCCGAATCTGTGAAGACCACCTTTAAAAGTTTTATCGAACAGGGTGAGATTCCTAATCTTCTCCTGTCTGGAACTGCAGGTGTTGGTAAAACTACCATTGCTAAAGCACTCTGTAATGAACTAGGAGCAGATTACTATGTTATCAATGGATCTGATGAAGGTCGATTCTTGGACACTGTACGCAATCAGGCAAAGAACTTTGCTGCTACTGTGTCTCTCACTGCTTCTGCTCGTCACAAAGTTCTTATCATTGATGAGGCAGACAACACAACACCAGATGTCCAACTACTCC